CGTTTTCTAGGATTATAATTGTTTTTGGTGCTCGAAGTGGCCAATTCAAGCGTTTTATAGATTTTAAAATTTTTAATTAAGATTTTATACGAATAAATATAACACCGTGGAGCCAACGCTTTACGGGCGCTGAGTCCGTTTCGACTCTTACATAAGACCGATTCTGGTGATGCTTGGCCTCGTCTCGAATGTGAACTCAAGGTGAGACTCGGCCATGTGCTTCTCCAGTAACAGCTGCTCGCTAGGACTTACGTTGAACGCGACGGCGTAGGATGCTCGGGTCCTGGGATGTATAACATCCTCCTCTCTATCCATGCCGTAAACCTTATATCGGAATTGTCTCACCATGAGCGGATGGGTGAGATCTAAAGCTTTCACGTCACCGGCGTAGCGGATCATAGCGCGATAGAATTCCTGCATGACAGGAATCCCTCCATTGCACGACAATCCGCATAGCCCAACAGCCTTTATCCATCGTCTAGCTATCTTTTCATTATTGATGGGTGCCTTTGAGTGGCAATCTTTACTGACACTAACTGGATTCCGTACCATGACATAACCTTGAGGAGTCCACACTGGTCTACTCTGGCAGAAGTCAATTTGCTCCAGGATGCATGCAACCTTGTCCAGTTTCATTCTAAATCCACGCTTGGAGCAGAAGACGAGATAGTCCTGTTGGAACTCCTTAAGATATTTCCTAGGTATAATCATCACAGCATCGTCACCGTCGCAAAAGAACCGTGTTAACGTCAGCCAGCCTTTCTCTTTGGCAAACTCGTACCAAAGCGAGGCTGATATAATACAGTTCCCGCTGCTAGTATTCTTGTCACCAGACATCCGTTTCCCATCGATAGAGAATTTGAGATCCCCGTCTGAGGCGTGGGCTGATCCCTTATTATGTTTCTGAAGATCCAACAAAAAAGCCAAATGTTTGCGATCCTCACCGCGGAAGAACTCCAAATACCATTTATGCTCCACCTCCAAATGGGGGATATCAATGGATTGTTCAAACCGCGAGGCATCAGCCGGTATAGCCACTGGATCGTCAACTTCAGACATAAGTTTGTCCAAGATTGCGCCACGTTGAGCTTGGTTATACCCTTTCATTATCACGGGGTGCCCAAAGACAAGGGCAATTGCTTTGTAAATTCTCTTTTCGATACTATGTAAGAATCGACCTAATTCAACCAGATATCTGTCGCTCCGCGGGTTTATGCCACGCGGAGACGGGTTAGGCTTTTCATCGAAATTGTACGTCTCAAATTTAAGAAAGTATTTGAGTCTCGCATCTTGGTGCGATATTCCACTCTCAGCTAGAGACCTAGCGGCAGCAAGATACCTACGCTTTCTAGGACCGGTGTAGCAGTTAGCAAATTGCTCTGCTGACATTGGGTGCTGAACACGTATGTGCTGGCGCGCGGCATCAAAAAGCAGGGCAAGACCGGAAACGTCCTCCCTCTTAGGCACCAACGGTTGAATCCAACCATTGGGAGTATTGATGCAATACAATCTTTCTGAAATAGCCCTAACCAACACATCAATTCCTGGTTGGTAGGTCATATATTTCACGCCCGGAGATATGTTGTCTAAGACATACAATTTCCTCCGTTTTTCGAGCCCCTTGCTTAGTCGTTTTCGTACCCTCAGGCTCAGCAGTGATCGGGTATCCACCTCTGTCGGTGGACAATCCACTGCAGGTACGACGACCAAGCGCCCTCAGGCTCGTGAAGGCTCAGGACGGTTAGCTAAAGGGCTAAACCATCCCAACCATGGATACTTCCTATATCCATTTCTCCTTCTACGAGCGTTGAGCGACAGAGTGCGTGAATGATAAAGATCAGAAGACATCTCGTCGAGAAACGACTTCTGTTGGCAAAGCAGCAAGAAAATCATCTTAATAAACTGCATATGCATGCCCCTGAAATTAGGACGCTCAATCAAGACTTCCTTGAGCTTGATCGAAATCCATGCGTCAGCACGGACGATTAACATTCCCATTTCATCCTTATCATGCGTGAATTGCACTCCAGGCATGGTGGCTCTAAATGTGTACAAATAGTCGACGGCTGTTTTAATCAAATTACCGTGTTTGTATAGGGCTTCGTCTATTGTTTCTGAAATAGGATCATTCAGAGCTTTGAGAAGCTCATAAGCGTAAGTTTCTCTGTTTGACAACAACAACCTCGCCCCTCTAAGTCGAGGTGGACACAACCACTGCCAGAGAGTGGCATCTATTTGGTCATATCTAGGCGTGTGTCGATTGTCGATGGAGATTCCCGGGCTGTAACTAAACAACGATTCATTCATTGCTCGAGCTAGGTCAACCTCTATTGGCACGACGTCAGTTTGCGTGGACACATTGTCATCAGTAAAAGGATAGCCGCTGTAGAATACGGGAAATTCTTTTGTGATGACAACATTGTCACTATCGGTGCCAAGCAAGACTGATCTCATCCGAACCCGCCTGAATCCTAGAGGATTCTCACAGTCGGACTCTGTTGCTTGTACACATGAGTCAAGAGGATCAGTATTCACTTTTCTCTTCCGAGCGTTATTAATCCTCAAGACTACATTGTCCGAAGTTCCAACTCCGATATCGTGGATCTTCTGACTGGCTGCCAAGGCAGGTACGATGGACACGCAGTCCTGCCTCTCAATAATAGCGTTTGTGTTGTGATCAACACCAGTTATTAGTTCGCGGGGTGGCCGTCCCGCCTGCTGCTTGAACTTAGATTTTGTAAGGTGAGGCGCCTCTGTAGCGGCCGTACCACCTTCGTTACTCTCCTGTTC